GCCATAAGGGAAACTGACACCCTGCAACGCCTCATGAGGATACATGCGCCCTGACAGTGCAGTATTCAGCGAGTTCGTTGTTTTGAACTGCGTCGTTATGGCTTTCATGAGGTTTTTCATTTTATTCTGTTCACCGCAGACATTACCATACTGTTAACCGACGACGACCTATTCATTTTCCGCGCAACCTGATACAATTCTTTGCTAAATATCCCTCCAAGTTCTCTTCTTATTTTGTTTTTCGCTGGCCTTATAAATGGTCTTGGAGGTTGCCCCCAAAGTTTTCGCAACCATACTGGTTGTGGGCCACCGTGTCCTTTCCCAAATCCCGGCCTGGATCTACCGTATTCAAAAAAGTGCGCCCTGCCTCCTACAGACTCCGTCCATTCGCCTGGTTTATCAAAAACGCCACCAACCCAGCCACCATCCTCAAATTTTGATTTAAAATCGAAAAACCCTCCCTCCATAACCCCGGTGCCCGTCCGGAGGGTTTTGCTTTTAAACCTTCTCTCAGCGTCAGCAACAAGCTTTTCTGCGGCATCCTTGCATCCCATAAGTGTACCGTCCTCGTACAACTTGCGAGCAAGGGTATCGTTAAAGTCGAGATAAACCTCAGTGGTTACCGAATCACTCATATTCTTTACACATCAAATCTATGCATTCGCCTTTTTCGTAAATGCTCCTGACGTTTATAATCTCAAAAATACGCCCATCATGTAGCAAAACACGCATATCCGAGGTTATCCCTGCCTGATATCTTATCCTGATTATTGTAGAGGTAAACATCTGCACCTTGCCATCAACAACAACCTCTTTCCCCTTCTGCGGCCATATTGCCGCCCTAGCGCTTGCATAAGAAACCCAGGATACCGACCCGCCGCCGTAATCGTCTGCCGTAACTGATTTTTCCTGTATCGTTACAGGGTGTCTCAGGTTCCCCGCTCTCATAGTATCCAATCCCAGACTCTATGGCCTGATAACAACGTTTTTGCAGTCCATGGCACATCGTCAATGGTCATTGATTGGACGTTACTCACTATGCTGTTTTCCCTGTTCTCATAAAAATGAGAGGTTGTGAGCAGTACTGCGTTTCTGATGTCTGCCGGGATATCAGTTGACTCGTCGCCGTATCCTGTTACAAATTGTATCTCTATTGGATTACTAGCATTTAGTGTATCTGTAGGCCATGTTTGCTGATCTTTCAGTATTACCCTGCCGGGTATACTCGCAGTGTCCACATAGTAGTAATCCGAACTAAACGTTTCCTGTGAGTCGTCTGTATCAGTATACTTGATATGTGTAACAGATTGCAGGTTGCCAAAGAGCAGGTTTATCTTGTTCGGCCAATAATCCAGATACATCTTCCATGTTTGTGTTATAAGTTTTCGCTGGAGTATCTGCTCACACAGTGCCGTTGCCGCATTGATATATATTGCTATAATTGTGTCGTCGTCCGAGAACGTAACCCGCATATGTGCTTTCGCCTCTGACAAGGTTACTGGAGTATTAACAGGAGCGGTAACGAGGCTGGATACTCTTCTCATGATTTTATATACTCCGTCTCAGATCCTAAACTATCAACAGCATCATGGAGGTCTATAAATGTTGCAATGGACACCCCGGTAATCTTATCAAAAACGACAAGATCCCCGGATATCCATTTAGCGCCTATGTTAGCGGCTGGCATCTATACCCACTCAAGCAGCACGGTTATCGTACCGAGCGCGTAACTTGTTGCAGCACCAGACGCAACCTTAAGACAAAGCGCGTCTCCTGCGGCAAGAGTCCCGGCAGCAGTAGACACAGCAGCCTTAGTAACAGGGGTATTTGCTGTTGAGGTTAAATCAAATGCAGCAGCCAAAGTAACGTCTCCGCTGCCTGGTGCCTCTCCAGTGGTAAGTTTTTCAATTGTAAGTGTCCCTGCCTGACCAGCAACGGTTACGTGCCGCTCATATGCCAAGACAACCTTACATGCGGCAGGTGCAACAAAAAACGTTTTAGCAACGTCTGCGGCTCCAACTTGTGGATAAGTTACGGTAAATCTGCTACCAGAAATAACCCCACTTGTCATCTCAAGTGCGTTTACGACAACCCCGTCAGAACCATCTTGAATTGTCATTATGTCAGAACCAGTCGACTTGTCATAAAAAACAAGTTCCCCGGCTACCCATTTTGATCCAACATTTGCTACTGGCATCTTCCTACTCCATACTATAGTTTAAGGTGTGGTTCACCTGTGACCACGGAGACACCCCAGGTACTTTCAAGGGGGAGGCCGCACCCAGGGTGCCCCGTGTAAGTTATGCTATGTGGTTAAGCCCGGTTGCTCTCGGAACAACATAGGCTACCGCGCTAACCAGGTTCGTTGCCTGTGAGCTATCGTCAATTGTGAAAGCAAGACAATCAAAGCTGTTTGCAACGTCTAAACCAGCAGGATCAATCTCCATTACAACAATCTGGTTCGTCGCCCCAGCAGCCAGATTGAACGTTATAGCCGCAGTCTGAGCAGTCAGCACAGAAGTAGCGCTAATGTCAGTGTTTGCCCAAATAGGGACAGTATTTGTAATCGCCTTGACACTACCGCCGGCAACGGTAGTCGCCTGGACAGGATCAATGCCGGTTGTGTGTGAAACAGCCTGGGTAAACACAAACACAGCAACAACACTGTGAGCGTTCTTCAGGCTGATATAATCTGTAGTAACTCCACCATTCGTGGTTACTGGAGGGGTAAGTACTACAGGATCAATACCTTCGGGGATTATATTAAACATGTTATCTCCTCCCTATGCTCTGGTTGCCAAGGCGACAACGCTTGAGACAGTATTAGATCCCTTATAGGGAGTAATTGCGGATTTCAGCCTGGGCTGACCATCAAACCATGTCACAAATCGGAATGCAGTTTGATTGTAGTCGAATTTCAAATGGATAGAGCTTGCAGACTCAATGCCGCCCTTGTTCGCAGTGTAGTATAGTGACCAATCTGACAAGATCAGGTCGCCAACTGTACCCAGGGTAGCCGCTTGCTCAACAAACTCAATCGGGATACCCATCAAGGTTCCAGCCATGCCGCCAGTTTGATTACTGGAGGGCACATAGGCAGGAATTACAGAGCCACCCGTACCAACAGGCAGCGCCAACTGATACAGTTGAGGTTCTACGTCCTGATTAGCAATCCAAATGAGAGAACTACGGTTTTGCAGTTTTACACGCGCCTTCATATTGATAAGGTTCTCAATCAATATGGTTGACGCTGCCTGGCCAGTTTCTTTAGCAACAGACACAAGACAAGCTGCATTGAGTACGCCGAGCGCTTCTCCTGATCCGGTGCCGTTGATTACCAAGTCCTGCCCTTTAAACGCAAACTCCTCGTTAAACAGGCTGGACATTTCACCTTGCAGTATTGGAGCGTTTGCAAGGATCTCGTCGGAAGCAAAATACATACCAGTGAGCCGCTTCGGTTCAAGCCTGGTCTTGTCGAACTTGGTCTTGCTTTGAGTCATGAGCGCAAGTTCTTTGTCGGTATAAACCCTGACACCACCACCGCGTGAACCATTGGCGCGACTCGTTTCTTCAACCCCAATCAGGTCTACAAACTGAGCATTTCCAAGGTCGCGGTTTTTTGTCCTGGACAGGATAGCAGAGTTCTTAAACCCGCCATTTATCATGTCCATAGCAGTCTCGCCCTGGAGCAAGAAGCCACCATCCGCGCCAGTAGCCATAACCATTCCGCCAGTGCCAGCAGCCCGCTTCTCGGCAAGAATCTTCTCCCGCTTAACCATCTGTTCAAATCGTGACCTTGCAGACTGGGCATCACCGGAGTTGGTAGTCATTGCCGCAATATCAACCATCTGGTGTCCGAGTGCGCAGTTTCCTCGGTAGATGGGCTGATCTTCAACCTTTTTGCTGGAAAAATTTTGGTTAGGCGGGCTATTTACGCTTTGATTGGATCGAGCCTCAATCTCTTCAATCTCTTTGAGTTCTCGTATATCCGCTTCGACTTGAGCAATCCGCTCCATATCGGCTTTGTTCTGCTCTCGTCGTTCCTGGGTTCTGTCCTCTGCGTCGAGTTCCTTGTACTCTTTTATTGAGTCAAGGAGTTTACGCAGTTCCTTCAATAGTTTATTCATTTTGTATCCTCATATCTGGATAATATTAAGTTGATGTCAATGTCCTCATTCTCAGCAATATGGCTGAGTTCGCCATGACTACGCA